CAATTCTAATCAGTTTGGTTCGCCGTTCATTGCCTAACCTAATCGCTTATGATATTTGCGGTGTTCAGCCAATGACAGGTCCAACAGGTTTGATTTTTGCAATGCGTTCAACATACGGTACAAGCCGCACTGTTGGTAACGAATCATTCTACAGTGAAGCTAACACAGCTTGGTCTGGTACTGGTTCACACGATGCTATCACATTGGCATCTGACACATCAACAGGTTCAGACAACGTATTCGCATCAGGTTTGGCAACAGGTTCAGGTCTTGCAACAGCTACTGCTGAAGATTTGACACCTAACGAAATGGGTTTCATGATTGAGAAAGTTTCTGTAACTGCAAAGACACGTGCTTTGAAGGCAGAATACTCAATGGAACTTGCACAAGACTTGAAGGCAGTTCATGGTCTTGACGCTGAAACAGAATTGGCAAACATTTTGTCTGCTGAAATTCTTGCTGAAATCAACCGTGAAGTATTACGCACAATCTACACATCAGCTAAAGTTGGTGCTCAGGTTGGTACTACAACAACAGGTACTTTCGACTTAGACACAGACTCAAACGGTCGTTGGATGGTTGAAAAGATTAAAGGTTTGGCATTCCAAATCGAGCGTGAAGCAAATACAATTGCTAAGCAAACACGCCGTGGTAAAGGTAACACATTGATTTGTTCTTCAGACGTAGCTTCTGCTTTGGCAATGGCTGGTTTGTTAGACTATCAATCAGCTCTTAACTCACAAGTAAACTTGACAGTTGACGATACAGGTAACACATTTGCTGGTACATTGTTTGGTCGCATCAAGGTGTATATTGACCCGTATTTCCCTGTATCATCAACAGCTGAATTTGCTGTAGTTGGTTACAAAGGTTCAAATGCTTATGACGCTGGCTTGTTCTACTGCCCATACGTTCCATTACAAATGGTTCGTGCAGTTGACACAAACAACTTCCAACCTAAGATTGGTTTCAAAACTCGTTACGGTTTGGTTGCTAACCCATTTGCAAACGGTTCAACTCAAGGTTCTGGCAACATTACTGCGATGAGCAACGTTTACTACCGTGGTTTCAAAGTAGCAAACATCATGTAATAAAACTCCCGTTAAGAGGAGTAATTAAAAGACCACCTTCGGGTGGTCTTTTTTTATATGGATAAATACAAGTATGACTGCAATTACTAGAAACCCAACCAATCCAAATATGTTACAACCTAACAAGTTCACCTTGAACTTTTCTAGGTTACCAAACACTCAATATTTTTGCCAAGGTGTTTCTGTACCTGGTATTTCATTAAGTGAGGTTGTTCAAACAAACCCATTTATTGACATCTATTCTCCAGGTGAAAAAGCAATCTATGATTTAATGAATGTTACATTTTATGTTGATGAAGAATTGACGGCTTGGAAAGAAATACATGATTGGATTCGTGCAATGACTTTCCCTACGGAATATGCTGAATATCAACAACTAGGTAGATTATCAAAGAATATTAGTAACCCAAAAACTCCACAATTCTCTGATGCAATTCTTACCTTACATTCATCATCAAACACTCCACTTTACCGATTCAAACTTAAAGATTGTTTCCCAACAACTCTATCCACTTTTGTTATGAGTGCAACTGATAGTCCAGACACCATCATTACGGCTGATGCGACATTCAGATTTGCCTATTATGATATTGAAAAACTGTTTTAATTATGTTATAATCCTTTAAGGAGGATTTTTTATTATGAATAAACTTGAAGAACTACTTGAAATGTGGCGTAAAGATTCTGTTATTGATAGAACAGAACCAGGCAAAGAATTAATCAACATACCGCAACTACACAGTAAGTATTTGAACATACTTTCTCGGCACCGTCTTTTGGCTAAAGAAGCCGAATTCAAGTATAACAAAATGAAAAAGATTAAATGGGAATACTTTACAGGTAAACTCGATGATGAACAACTAAAACATTATGGTTGGGAACCATTTCAATTTGTGTTGAAATCCGACATCACTACATATATGGAGAGTGACGAAGATTTAAATAAATTTATGGCAAGCAAAATTATGCATGAGGAAATTGTTGATGTATGTCAGGCAATTCTCAAAGAGTTGAACAGTAGAACTTTCCAATTGCGTGATTTTATACAATGGGAAAGATTCATACAAGGTGTCTGATACAATTATAATTACTAAGGTCGATGAGGCCTTTGTTCATATAGATTGTGAAAGAAATATAGCACAAGAGCTTTCAGATTATTTCACATTCTATGTACCGGGTTATCAATTTACTCCGGCATATAAAAACAGAATTTGGGATGGAAAGATACGTATGCTGGATTTAAGAACCAGTAAAATGTATCATGGTCTAGTTCCTTATATCGAAAAGTTTTGTGAAGAACGAGATTATAAAATCTTTGTAGAACCAAAGGTAAATCTTACAGAGAATTTTTCAATTAAAGAAGCCAAAGAATTTGTTTCTACTTTAAATGTTCCTTTTGAACCACACGATTATCAATTGAGTTCATTTGTTCATGCGATTCGTAATAAACGAATTCTATTACTTTCTCCTACCGCATCAGGTAAATCATTCATTCAATATCTCATTCTGAGAAAAATACAAGACTCTGATTTTAAAAAAGGTTTATTGATTGTTCCCACAACATCATTAGTTGAACAGATGTATTCAGATTTCGAATCTTATGGATATGATGCAGAAGAATATTGCCATAGACAATATGCAGGTAAAGATAAATTCTCTAACAAGTTTTTAACTATTACAACTTGGCAGTCTATCTACAAGAATCCACCAGAATACTTTGAACAGTTTGATTTTGTTTTAGGTGATGAGGCACATCAGTTTAAGGCTAAATCACTAACAACTATTATGACTGGTTTGAATCGTGCATCTTACCGAATTGGTTGCACAGGTACATTAGACGGCACACAAACACACCGGTTAGTATTAGAAGGTTTATTTGGTCCAGTTTATAAGGCAGTGACAACAAAAGAATTGATTGATAATGACCATCTTGCCGCATTTAAAATTAAATGTTTAGTTTTAAAATATGATGAGGTAGTATGTAAACAAGCCAGAGATTGGGACTATCATACAGAGATGGACTACATAGTAGGAAATACAGCAAGAAATCAATTCATTAAAAATCTTGCCTTATCATTAAAAGGCAACTCACTTATATTATTTCAATTTGTTGAAAAACACGGTAAAATATTATATCAATTAATTAACGAAGAAAAGAAGAAACGAAAAGTATTCTTTGTATTCGGAGGAACAGATGTTGAAGTTCGTGAATCAATACGTGCAATTACTGAAAAAGAAAATGACGCTATTATTATTGCATCGTATGGTACCTTCTCTACTGGTATTAACATTCGTAATTTGCATAATGTGGTATTTGCAAGCCCTAGTAAAAGTCGTGTTCGCAATTTACAATCTATAGGTCGGGGATTAAGAAAAGGTGACAACAAAGAAGAAGCAGTATTATATGATATTGCAGATGACTTTAGAATAGGCAAATTTACCAATTATACATTGAAGCATTTTGTTGAACGTGTTAAAATATATGATGATGAAAAGTTCGAATACAAATTCTATAACATAGAGCTTAAAAATGGATAACATAAAAATAATTAGATTACAGTCAGGTGAAGATATCATCGCTGCATACAAAGAAGAAGATGGTGAAGGTGTTGTTCTATTAGGTAATCCTATGACATTAATGTTTAAGAGATTGCCAACAGGTAAAGCAATTATGTTGATGTCACCTTGGTTGCCTACAGAATTGATTGAGAGTAATTCTACCTGGTTATACAGTAATGATATTCTTGCAGTGATGCAACCTAAGGCACACTTGGTAGACTATTACAATGAATCTGTTAAAGAAATGCAAATTGAAATGTTGGCTTCAGAAGATGCTGTCAAAGAATCATTAACTGACCCACAATACTTAGATGATTTTCAAGAAGAAGAATCTGAGGAAGTAAATGAAGATGAATTAATGGAAGAGCTTAATCAGTTAAGACAAGATGTTAAGAAGAGGTTATTACATTAATTAGGTATTGGATAACTTATCTTCAAACCCAACACCGAGAGAATAACACTTGTCAAGCACTAAATGAGGCAAAGGTGCTAAAGAAATAAAAATAAATTTGCCATTAGTATTTTGATATTATATAATGATTACATAACTTGGAATATATTATGAGTAAAAAAACTAAACACTATATTAATAACGCAGACTTCTTAAAGGCATTGATAGATTATCGTGCTGCCTGTGATGAAGCTAAACGAACAGATAAACCAGACCCAATAGTACCTAATTATATTGGTGAATGTTTTATTAAGATTGCGGAACATCTATCTCGCAAACCAAACTTTGTATCTTACTCTTTCCGAGATGAGATGATTGCTGATGGTATTGAGAACTGTATCATGTATTTCCGTAATTTCAATCCAGATAAATCAAACAATCCATTTGCCTATTTTACTCAGATTATTTACTTTGCCTTTCTACGAAGAATCAGTAGAGAGAAGAAACAACTTTATGTGAAATACAAAGCTACTGAACAGTTCGGTATTTTAGATGAAGGTGAAATGTTCGAAGATGCCGAAGGCAATATGCAACAGTTTGTCATGTATGATAATATTGCTGAGTTCATTCATACCTTTGAAGAAAATAAAAAAGCAAAAAAGAAAACAAAAACAAAGGGACTCGAAAACTTCATTGAGGCAGAAATACCTCAAGTAGATGAAGAATTGCCTGAAATTCCACCTGAGTTGTAATATAATTAATAGATTATGAAAATAGCCTTAATTAACGACACTCATGCAGGTGCTCGAGGAGACAATCCTTTATTCAACGAATACTTCTTTAAGTTTTGGGAAGGCACATTCTTTCCTTATTTGGAACAGAATAACATTACACATATCTGTCATCTAGGTGATGTAGTTGACCGTAGAAAGTTTATTAACTTTGTTACCTTAAACTCATGGCGTAAACGATTCTTTGATGTTTTGGCTCAAAAGAAAATCACAATGGATGTTATTGTTGGTAACCACGATGTTACTTACAAGAATACCAATGAGATTAATGCTATGCAAGAATTGTTTGACCATTATGATAACATCAATGTTTACACAGAACCTTTAACAAAAGAATATGAAGGTTGTAAAGTTGCATTGACACCTTGGATTAATTCAGGTAACTATGAACAATCATTAGAGTTTCTGAAAACTACTGAAGCACAGATTTGCTTTGGACATTTTGAGATTGCAGGCTTTGAAATGGACAGAGGCAATATCTGCCACACAGGTATGAACAAAGAAACATTTGATAGATTTGATTTAGTATTATCTGGCCACTTTCACCATAAATCTACACACGATAACATTTATTACCTTGGTAATCAATATGAAATTACTTGGGCGGATTATGGTGATGAACGTGGTTTTCATGTGTTTGATACTGAAACTAGAGAACTAACATTTGTTCCTAATCCATTTAAGATGTTTCATAAAATATCTTACGATGATGGTTCTACTGACTTTGAGTATTGGAAAGCTGTTGACTTTGAACAATACCGTGACACATATGTTAAGATTGTTGTAGTCAATAAACAAAACCCGTATTTGTTTGATAATGTTTTAGATAGATTATACAAAGCTGGTGTTGCTGATATTGCCGTTGTTGAAGATTTTACCGATAGTTCGGTAGATTTAGATGAAGAAATCGTGAATCAGGCAGAAGATACTATGACTATACTAAACAAGTATATTGACGGCTTGACATTAAATGTTGAACCTGATAAACTCAAGAATATTATGAAAGAATTATATATTGAATCTCTAAATGTGGAAGTTAATGAATGATTGTATTCCGAAAGTTACGATTTAAAAACTTTCTGTCAACAGGTAATCACTTTACAGAAATACAATTTGATAAATCTCCTAACACACTAATTGTTGGTAGTAACGGTGCAGGTAAATCTACAATGCTTGATGCGTTGTGTTTTGCTTTGTTCAATAAAGCTTTCCGTAATATCACTAAGCCACAATTAATCAATTCTATCAATGAGAAAGATTGTGTTGTTGAGATTGAGTTTGATGCCCATAACAAATCATATAAGATTGTTCGTGGTATCAAACCTAACACTTTTGAAATTTATTGTAATGGTGAATTGATTAATCAAGATGCGGCTATTCGTGACTATCAAGAATACCTTGAGAAGTTTATTCTTAAATTAAATTACAAATCATTCACACAAATTGTTATTCTTGGTTCGGCATCATTTGTTCCTTTCATGCAACTATCTTCTTCTGACCGTAGAGCCATCATTGAGGACTTACTTGATATTGGTATTTTCTCTACAATGAATGGTTTGTTGAAAGATAAGATTGCTTTAAACAAAGAAGAATTAACTAACAACAAATATGATGTAGAGATTTCAACTCAGAATTATGCCTTACAAGAGAAACACATCAATCAGTTGAAACAGAACAATGAAGATAAGGTGAAAGAATATGAGGCAGAGATATTATCAAATAACGATACCTTGCAGTCCCTTCATGGAAAGATTGGGACAATCCAGGAAGAAATTGATATTCTTCAAGGACAGGTATCGTCTAAGCCTCAACTCGAAGCGAAACTCAAAGAAATATCTAAGATTGAATCAAAGGTTGAAACGAACTTATCCAAATTTCGTAAAGATATCGGTTTCTTTGAACAGAATGACCATTGTCCAACGTGTAGGCAAACCATTACCTTGGAAGTTAAAGAGAAAGAAATCGAATCTTTACAAGGGAAGGTTACAGAGTGTGAGCATGGTTTATCACAGATAGAGGCTAAACTATTAGAAGAACAAAATAAGTTAAATGCTATGATTGAAGTGCAGAAACAAATTCAGTCATTGAACATTCAAGTTGCTCAGAACAATACCACTATCAATGAAACTAACAAGTATATTGGTAAGTTACAGAAACAAATTGAGATGTTACAGAATACAAAGCAGAACCTTGATGAAGAAACTAAAAAATTAAATGATGTTAAGACTACTTTGGTTGCATTAGAAGCTAAGAAGAAAGAATTGATTGATGAGAAAACTTATTATGATGCAGCTTCGATTCTGTTGAAAGACACCGGCATTAAAACTAAGATTGTCAAACAATACTTACCTGTTATCAATAAGTTGGTAAACAAATACTTGGCAAGTATGGATTTCTTTGTTAACTTTAATTTGGATGAATCATTTAAAGAAACAATCAAATCAAGACACCGTGATGAGTTTAGTTATGCCTCATTCAGTGAGGGTGAGAAACAAAGAATTGATATGGCTTTGATGTTGACTTGGCGTGCAGTAGCTAAGTTGAAGAACAGTGCCAATACTAATCTATTAATCTTAGATGAAGTATTTGATAGTAGTTTGGATGCAAATGGTACAGAATATCTGATGAACCTATTGCACTTGTTGGAAGATGTAAACTTGTTTGTTATCAGCCACAAAGGTGATATTCTACAAGATAAATTTAGAAGTTTGGTTAGATTTGAGAAAGTAAACAATTTTAGTAGGATTGCAAAATGAATGATGAATTAATTATTGACACCGGTAGTAATGTAGTAAAAGAAAATAGAACTGAACCGCTAACCGTATTTGATGAAAGACATCCTATGATGTCATCGGTAATGCCTGAATATGATGTATCTTCTTTACCTAATTCACAAATGACAGAATTAGCGGCAAGACTGAAGATGACTATGAAGATGTATTCGGGTATTGGATTGTCAGCCAATCAGTGTGCCGTGCAGGAACGTGTGTTTGTTATTGGCACAGACCAATTCCAAATGGTTTGTATTAATCCTAGAATCATTAGTTTTTCGGTAGAAGAAACGAAACGCAAAGAAGGTTGCCTCTCTAGTCCAGGACTATTTGTTACAATACCAAGAAGTAACTCAATAGATGTTGAATATTATAATGAAATTGGTGAATTGAAACAAGTTACCTTAGATGGTGTAACTGCTCAATGTTTCCAACATGAACTTGACCACTTGAATGGCATCACATTTACCTCTAAAGCTGGTCCTGTTGCGTTACAATTAGCAAAGAAGAAACAACAGAAATTAATTAATAAAGTAAAGAAATTATATAGATAATGGCATACGCATTTGACCCTAAAGATGATGTAGAAACGCAATGGCAGAAATGGCAAGAAGCCAACCCACCATCAACCTATTTGAATATTGATGAAACTGAATTGCGTGAAACAGTCATTAAAGACTTAACATATGTTTCTCAGATGGATGTTAAAGAATATACACTCTACCAAAAGTGGTGTGAGATTCAACAAAAATATCCAACACAGAGAAACATGACTGTCTTTGGGGAAGAAGAAGTATTCCTTGTTGACCCATCACAACAAAAGATTGTTGATGAGGTAAAGAGTAACATTTGGGTTCCAGAGAATCCTGATTCTTACCTTGACTTAGAGCCTGTATTGGAATATACAGACGATTCTGGTGAAACAACTCGCATCGCAGTTGATGGCACAGAAGTTAAGGTTGACAGAAAACGAAATAAAGAATTACCTGAAAAGTGGAATACTATCAGAAACTTTATTTCTACAATGAAGAACAATAGTAATATTGGTCGTAATCTAAATTTTATTGTTAAGGATAATAAAACAGGTAAGTATCTTGGTGTGATTTGTATTTCATCAGACTTTCTTGATTTAACTCCTCGTGATGATAAGATTGGTTGGCCGAGAGATTTGAAAACTACTGGTGGTATGATTAATCACACTGCTATTGGTTCTACTATTGTTCCATTTCAACCACTAGGTTATAACTATGTGGGTGGTAAACTACTGGCTTTACTTTGTCTTTCTGATGAAGTTCAAAATCTTTGGAAGAAACAATATGGTGATACACTTATCGGTGTAACTACAACATCATTGTATGGCAAAACTAAAGCCGGTGGTCTTTCTCAGTATGATAACCTTGACCATTGGCAACCAATGGGCTTCACAAGTGGTTCAGTATCATTTGAACCTGAACGTGATACCCGTTATAAGATTCGTGAATGGTTAAAGGCAAATCATACACGCAAATACTTTGAATGGTATGTTGCGAAAAAACCAAGTGGTCAACCACATAAGCGTGACCATAAAAATAGGTCTCTAGCGTTTACATACTCTAAGATGAGTGTGCCAAAAGAACTAATCAGAACCGAACACGCAAGAGGTATATACTTTAGCCCGTTATACACAAACTCCTATGAATTCTTGCGAGGTGAGATTAAAGAAACTGAATTGGTAAAATCTTTTGATACCTCATACGAATCCCTAGTCAAGATTTGGAAAGAGAAACACGCTAGAGGCCGAATTGGTTTTCTAAAGAAGAAAGACAAGGTATCAAGTGAAGTATTATTTTATGATGATTTGATTTACCTTACTTGGGAAGAAACGAAAGCCAAATACTTAGGGCAAGTCGGTAGATAAAAACCTTTGCCTTAAAAAAGGCTTGATTTTAATAAAAAAAGCCTATATAATTATATCAATGCGGTGTAGTATAGACTAGAGTAGGTGTCCAATCTACTTGCTATGTGCGAATCATAGACACCGCTCCAAATACTTAACCCTACCCAAAAGGTAGGGTTTTTCTTTTGCCTCAAATCTTTAAAACTTGTGTTATAATATTACTTTCAATAGGAGAATATTATGGAACAACAACACCATTATGAAGATTATTCCCATACCCTTATCGAACAAGAAGAAATGCACTTTTATTCTTGTATTGCCGATGTCTTGGACGCCTTTAAAACTCACGGAGTAGACCATGTCCTCAATGAGATTGCCAAAAATACCGTTATGAAACAACAGCTTAGGGAGTGGCTTGCCAAACAGGCATAATTGTGTTATAATGGTAATTATTATAGTGGAAAAGTATATAAAATATGACATTTACAGTTGAACAAAAATCTCAATTAGCGAAGCTTCTTGCTACTGAAAATATTACAATCGAACACCAAAAGATTGCAACGGCTTCTTTTGACCCTAAGAATCGTGTTCTCTATTGTCCTATTTGGCAAGATATGTCTGGTTCACTGTATGACTTATTAATGGGTCATGAGGTCGGTCATGCTCTTTATACTCCTGCTGAAGGTTGGCATGATGCTGTATCAAATCGTGGTGCCAATTTTAAAGGTTTCTTAAATGTGGTTGAAGATGCCCGTATCGAAAAGAAAATTCGTAGAAAATATCCTGGTCTCCGTAACTCATTCGTTAAAGGTTATCAAGCATTAATTGACAATAACTTTTTTGATGTTAAAGACCGTGATTTAAATGAATTGTGTTTTATTGACCGTGTTAATGTGCATACTAAACTTGGCTCATTAGTTGATATTAAATTCGCTGAAGGTGAAGAACAAGACTTACTAAAACAAGTTGAAGCTTGCGAAACATGGAATGATGTGCTTCGTGTTACTGAAGCTATCTTCTCCTATTCGAAAGAAGAACAATATGAAACACTACAAAAACTAATTGCCTCTCAAATGCAAGCTGCGGCTGACCGTGGTGAAGAATTTGATTCTGATGATTTATTTGATAGTGAATCTGATGGTGAAGAATTTGAAGAAGGCACACAATCAGTTGGTGAACAAAGAAATCCATCCAATGATGGTAATGAAGGTCAAGTAAAACAAGCTTCTGGTGAATCAAACGAAGATGAATCTGAAGAAGATGAATCTTCACAAATACACCGTTTTAAAAATTCATCAAACTCATATGTTGACCAAACAAACTTTGAACCTACTTGTGAAACTGATAAATCTTTCCGTAAAAACGAAGGCACCTTGTTAGATGAACAATGTAAACCTTATTTGTATTTGAAGTTGCCTACTCCTATTCTAGAAAACATTATTACACCTGTTAAAGATGTTCAAAGATTTCTAGGTGATTACTATGACAAGTATGAACTACGTGAGAATGAAATTGAAAAGGCTGTTGCTGAGTTTAAGAGTAAGAATGACCGTTACATCGGTTTACTTGCTAAAGAATTTGAAATGAAGAAAGCAGCTAAGGCATATGCCAAAGCTAAAGTATCAAATACTGGTGATATTGATATCAACCGTTTATACAAATATCAAGTTGATGATAATATCTTCCGTAAATCAATGCGTGTGCCTAAAGGTAAATCGCATGGTTTAGTGTTGTTACTTGACCGTTCAGGTTCTATGGTCAATAATATGGCTGGTTCAATTGAACAGATTTTGGTGTTATCTGCCTTCTGTCGCAAAGTGAATATTCCTTTCGTGGTGTATGGTTTTGGTAATGCTGTTGAAGGTCGTATGTATGACTATGGTAAAGATGAATATTCTAAGAAATGTTTTACTGAAAATCGTAATGAATTTGCCTTTGAAAATGTTTACTTGCGTGAGTATCTTAACTCTAAGATGAGTGGTGCTGATTACAATAGAGCTCTACGCAACATGATTGCATTGAAAATGTCATATGAGCAACGTTACTTTGGTCGTCCACAAAATGAAACGTTATCTAATACACCGTTGAATGAAGCAATGGTTGCTTTAGAACCGATTGTTAATCAGTTCCGCAAAGTGAACAATTTAGATTTGATTAACTTAGTTGTAGTTCATGACGGTGATGCCGATAACTCATGTAGTTATATGACCGATAATGATATGACACCTGAATCTAATGTATTGCGCTCTAAACGATTCTGGTTAGATGAGAGTAATGTAATTATCAATCACGGTAAGCAACAGTTGAAGGTTAATAAAGTTATGCACGACCATTACAATTATGATGATGGTATGCGTATTGCTATATTCGACTGGTTCAAAAAACAAACTGGTGCTAAGATTTTTGGTTTCTTTATTGCTGGTGACAAATATCGTCAACGTGATTCTGTAACTCAGAGATTTGTTAATGAAAACGGCCAAACAGTTTATTCAATTGTGAAGAAACAATTTAGTGAATCAGGTGTAACCAATTATAGATATATCAATTATAGTAAGAGTGATTATGTTAAAGAATTGGTAAGTGAAATGCGTGAAAATAAATTCATCCAATCATATAATAAAGGTTATGAATCATTCTTTATTATGCCTGGTGGTTCTGACTTGTCTATTGAAAATGATGAATTGGTTATCAATGGTACAGTTACGGCAAATAAATTGAAGAATGCCTTTATGAAAATGAACAAGAAAAAACAGTTTTCCCGTGTGCTGGTATCACGGTTCATAGATGGTATCGCTGCCTAAGCTCTTGATTTTTAAGAGCTTTTTAGCTGGTTGCCAAATGGTATGAATTGTGTTATAATGGTAGTATCTAGTGAAAAATGGAGTTTTATATATTATGCGTAATGTGAATTTGTCTGCTCGTGAAAAATTTGTTAAGGTTGCGGTTAAGACTGGTAAAGAATTTTTAACTTTACAAGAGCTTCGTGCCTTATGTGATAAAAACGATTTAAAGTTCCCACAATGGTATGCTAAGGATATGTCTTATCGTGCTGGTCGTGGTTTATATCGTGTGCCTATTGAATTAGTATCTGGTGCTTCTACACCTGCACCTGTTGTTGAAACTGTTAATATGACTGCTCAGGTTGTAAAAATGCCAACTGAAAAAATCTCCCACGGTAATCGTATTACCAATGTCGTAACTGATTTAGAGACCGAAGATTTGGTTCCTAAAACTTATAAAAATTATGTGCCGTTTGGTAACTTTGATGATTTAGTATCAATCGTAGCAAGTAAAAAATTCTACCCTATCTTTATTACTGGTCATTCTGGTAATGGTAAAACAATGTCTGCTGAGCAGGCTTGTGCTAAACTTGGTCGTAAATTCGTTTGCGTATCCATGACACCCGAAACCGATGAATCAGATTTACTTGGTAACTTTGTATTGATTAATGGTCAGATGGAATGGCGTGATGGTCCCGTTACCGTTGCGGCTAGACAAGGTGCCGTATTATGTATTGATGAGATTGACTATGGTGCTCAAAACTTATCTTGCCTACAGCGTGTGCTTGAGGGTAAACCATTCTTGTTGAAAAAGAAAAATGAAATGGTTGTACCTGCTGAAGGTTTTACTATCATCGCTACTGCCAATACTAAAGGCAAGGGTTCTGATGATGGTCGTTATATGTTTACTAACGTATTGAATGAAGCCTTCTTGGAACGATTCCTAAACACTTATGAACAAGACTGGCCACCAGTTGCTATTGAGCGTAAGATTATCAAAAAAGAATTGACTAATCATGGCAAGACTGATGATGAATTTGCCGAAAAGTTGGTTACTTGGGCTGATGTAATTCGCAAAACCTTTGTTGAGGGTGGTGTTGACGAAGTGATTTCTACCCGCCGTTTGGTTCATATTGCAAAAACTTATGGTGTATTTGGCACTAGAATGAAGGCAATTGAATTGTGTTTGAATCGTTTTGATGATGATACTAAGGCAAGTTTCTTAGACCTATACACTAAGGTAGATGCTGGTGCCAATACTGAAACTATTATGGCTCAGTCTGCCGAAAGTAATGTTGAACCAATTGACCAACCAACACCTGATGCCATATTCTAAGGCAAATGTGAGTATGTCTGCCTTAAAAACGCTTGACATACTACTGTAATAATGTTATTATTATACATATCTGAGGTTTGGACTACACCTTAGATTCTTTTGAAAGTAGTTCATTTATAAATTATGGAGTTTTACAATGTCTGCAAAATCTAAAGTATTAGCTTACCTTTCAAAGGACAGCGCTTATAACACACTAACAGCTGCTAAGATGCAATCTGTATTTGGTGTTCAAAATCCTTCAGCAACAATTGACACGTTGCGTAAAGAAGGTCACGCTATCTATTTGAATACACGCATTAACGCAAACGGTGAGAAAGTTTCTTTCTATCGTTTAGGCACACCAACTAAGCGTATGGTTGCCGCTGGTATCTTGGCACTACGCCAACACGGTATCGCAACATTCGCCTAATTTAGAGGCGTTTCACTAGATGAGGAGAGATATATATTAGTATCTCTCCTCTTTTTTATTATATGGATACATTATGGAAATCAAAGTCAAAGTTGATGATTTGAAACTTAATAAACTATTCGTGGCAACACCGATGTATGGTGGTATGAATCACGGTATGTATATGAAGTCTTGTTTAGATTTACAATCCATTTTAACACGATACGGTGTTGAAGTGAAATTTTCTTTCTTATTCAATGAATCACTTATCACACGAGCTCGTAACTACCTAGTTGATGAGTTCCTCCGTTCGGAATGCACACATATGTTGTTCATTGATTCCGACATTCATTTCAACCCACAAGATGTTATTGCTTTGATGGCTTTAGATAAAGATGTTATTGGTGCACCTTATCCTAAAAAATCAATTAATTGGGGTGCAGTCGCTTCAGCCGCAAGAAAACATCCTGATATGGAACCACGAGAACTTGAAACCTTAGTTGGTGAATATGTTTTCAATGTGGTAAAAGGCACATCACAATTCTCTGTGACAGAACCATTAGAAGTTATGGAAATCGGCACAGGCTTTATGATGATTAAACGTGATGTGTTTAAGAAGATGGAAGAAGCCTATCCATTGATTCGTTATAAACCAGACCATGTTGGCCAAGCTAACTTTGACGGTACTCGTTACATTCATGCTTACTTTGATACAGTAATTGATACTAAAGATAGTATGACTGGTGGTGGTTCAGACCGTTATCTAAGTGAAGATTATATGTTCTGTCAGATGTGGCGAAAGATTGGTGGAGAAATCTATCTATGTCCTTGGATGAAAACACAACACATTGGTACATATGCCTTTACAGGTAATATGCCTAAGATTGCACAATACACAGGTAAACTATGATTATTGGTTTGGTAGGATTTATCGGTTCTGGTAAAGGAACTGTTGGTGATATCCTTGAACAAAAAGGATTCGTTAAAGATAGTTTTGCCAAACCATTGAAAGATGCCTGTTCGGTTATGTTTGGTTGGCCGAGAGAGATGCTTGAGGGTGACACCGAAGTATCTCGTAAATGGCGTGAAGAACCAGATGTATACTGGAGTGAAAAATTTGGCAAAGAGTTCTCTCCTCGCCTTGCCCTACAACTGATGGGAACTGAAGCTGGCAGAAATGTATTTCACAAGGATATTTGGGTTATTTCATTATTGAATCGTTCTAAAGGTAAAGATGTTGTTGTTACCGATGTCCGATTCCAAAATGAAATCAAATTCATACAAGATAATGGTGGTATTGTTATTCGTGTGAAACGAGGTGAAGAACCTGTTTGGTATCAGGATGCTTTGAATGTTAAAGCTGGTACCAAGAACATGAGTTATTCTCTTAGTAAAAACAATCTAAAACAATTGGGTATTCACCAATCTGAAACCGATTGGATTGGTTCTGATTTTGATTATGTTATTGAGAATAACGGCACAATCAATGATTTAGGCAATAAAGTGAATGAGCTGTTGCAGTTCATTCGATAATGTAGTATAATTATTATGAATTTAACTTGGAGTATATTATGAAACTATCTAACGATACATTGAACATTTTGAAAAACTTTGCTAGTATTAACTCAGGCATCGTATTCAATCAAGGCAAAACAATCAAAACAATTTCTGGTAACAAGAATATTCTTGCGGAAGCCACCATCACTGAAGAAATTCCAGTAGAGTTTGGTGTTTATGATTTAAATAACTTTTTGACAGTATTATCACTACACAAAGAAGAACCAGTAATTGACTTTGGTGATAAGATGGCTGTTATTTCTGGTCTTTCAGGTCGTAGTCGTTTGAACTATCGATTCTGTGACCCTACAATGGTTGTAGCACCTCCTGCAAAACCAATCGCTATGCCTGACCCTGAGATTGCATTTGAATTATCTGATTCTGATTTAGATTGGGTGATTCGTTCATCATCAGTATTGAGTTCACCTAACATCGCTGTTGTATCTGACGGCTCTAAAGTATCATTACAGTGTTTTGATGCAACCAACGATTCAGCTTCAACGAACACACTTGATGTTGCTGATGGCAACGGTGACCGTTTCAAAATGATTTTTAAAACTGAAGCATTGAAGATGATTCCTGGTTCTTACGATGTTCGCATTTCATCAAGAGGTGTTTCACATTTCCGCAACAAAGCAAAAGACTTACAATATTGGATTACAACAGAAGCCGGTTCTACTTTCACTAAGGCTTAATATGTTAGTTACCTTTCAGAAGTATTCCGGAGGTGTAGTTGCAATTAATCCTAGATTTGTTATGATGATTGAAGAATCTAAGAGTGGTACTAACATCATTATGTCTGATGGTGGTACCACCAGAGTTACCGAATCATATCTCAATGTTGTAGGCATCGTTCAAGGTCAACTGAACAATTGATTTTTTTATTTTATATTATGAGGCTTTGTGATGGAACATTTATTGTGGACAGAGGCGTATCGTCCTAAAACTATCGCTGACTGTATTCTACCTGAACGGTTAAAGAAACCGTTTCAGGAATACGTCAATCAAAAAAATATTCCCAATCTTCTTCTTGCAGGTGGTGCTGGTGTAGGTAAAACTACTGTCGCCAAAGCCATGTGTGAGGAGATTGGTTGTGATTATATGGTCATTAACGGTTCTGATGAATCTGGTATTGATACTTTTCGTAACAAGATTAAAACATATGCTTCCAGTATGTCATTGTCTGGTGGTCGTAAAGTTATCATCATCGATGAGGCAGACTATCTAAATCCCAATTCAACTCAACCTGCTTTACGTAATGCGATTGAAGAATTCGCAAGTAACTGTTCATTCATTTTTACTTGTAACTTTAAGAATCGTATCATTGACCCACTACACAGTCGTTGTGCTGTGATTGATTTTGGTTTGAAGAATGATGAGAAGTCTGAAATGGCTGGTCAATTCTTTAAACGGGTTAGTGGTATTTTACAAAGTGAAAAAGTTGAGTTTGAACCTAAAGTAATTGCTGAACTTGTTAAGAAACACTTTCCTGATTTTCGTAGAGTGATTAATGAGTTACAAAGATTTTCAAAGTTTGGTAAGATTGATACTGGTGTTCTTGCACAAATCGGTGATGTATCTATTTCTGAAATCGTAAAACACTTAAAAGAAAAAGACTTTGGTTCTATTCGTAAATGGGTTGCAACAACAGATGTGGATGCTACTACACTCTATCGTAAAATCTATGACAATCTTTATGATGTTTTGAAACCTCAATCTATTCCACAGGCAGTTGTAATCTTGGCTGACTATCAATATAAACAAGCGTTTGTTGCTGACCAAGAAATCAATACAGTGGCTTGTTTGACTGAGTTGATGGTATCTGTGGAGTTCAAATGAATACAACATTAACCGGTGGTGATTTGTTGGGTTGGTTTAAGTTTGATGAAATATACAATTTTTCAAACAATATCGATTCGGCCGTATATTCTTTTGGCGTTTTTGATAAAGTTCCCGATAAGTATGCTTTACCAATTTCTCAGAAAGAAGTTCTTTACATTGGTCAAACCGGTGGTAAAGAAAAGACCTTTGATAAGAAAGACAAAGAAACTGGTCGAGGTCGTTTAGAAACAACTTTCCATAGTAGGATGTTGCAACACGCTTCAAGAGATAAGATTAAACAGATTAAAGAAAATATAGACACACACAAAGTATTGTGTGTTTACTTAATCACACCAAAAAAATGGATGGAAATAACTCAAATCAAACAATGGTTGCTTGCTTCAGAGAGTGAAATGATTGGATGTTACGGACAAATTTTTGGAGATGCACCATTTTATAATCTTCAACATCGCTCCGATAATACAACTGTTGATGATTTATCATTTTCTCAACTTATGGTTAAAAAAATTAAAGATAACAGTTTGGATAAATTTTATGATTGAATATATAAAACCTACCATTGAATGGATTAAAGATGACTGGATTTCAAATCGTTTTCGTTTTATTGTGGAGTTGCTTGCTTGGGCTATTAGTATCGGTTGTAGTATCACGATGGCGCTCACTGTCCCCAATCCACCCTTGCTTATTCTCTATCCTATTTGGATTAGTGGTTGTGCCATGTATGCTTGGGCTGCTTATACTAGGAAATCTTTTGGGATGTTGGCTAACTATGTCTTGTTAACCACTATTGATACTATTGGATTGGTGAGGATGTTATGAGTAGTCCTTTTGATTATGTAAATTCGATTTTACAAAATAAGACACAGATGATGGTCGATGATGCCACCGAGGCAGCCTATGTTCCATTCTTGGTTAATCGTAGTCTATCCTACCATATGGACACGATTCCTTTCGCAAATGAAATGAACCGCAGACACTTTATTGATAAGAAAATGCAGTTTGATTTTTTACTAAATACAGTAAGGTCAAAGAAACGACCTTTTGCGAAGTGGGCAAAACCTGAGAAAAATGATGATTTATCATGTATTAAACAAGTTTACGGTTTCTCAGATACCAAAGCTCGTGATGCTTTACGCCTACTAAGTGATGAACAAATCCAAAAACTAAAAGAACAAACCGATACCGGTGGATTGAGGAAATAACATGGTAGACCTATCAACTTTTGTTGAAGTGAAACTAAATGAACAAGATGATTTTTTAAAGGTACGAGAAACTCTGACCCGTATCGGTGTATCATCACGCAAAGAAAAGGTATTATACCAGTCTTGTCATATACTTCACAAGCAAGGACAGTATTATATTGTGCATTTTAAAGAATTGTTTGCCTTAGATGGTAAGCCTTCTAACATATCTGAGAATGACATTCAACGCAGGAATGCTATTGCAAATTTGCTAGAAGAATGGGGTTTGATTACGATTGTTAACCCACAAATTATGGTTGACAATATCGCACCTATTCATCAGATTAAAATCATTTCATATCGTGAAAAAGACGAGTGGGAATTAATTAGTAAATATAATATCGGTAAGAAAAAAACCGATTATTGATATAAATAATTATTATGAAAACGGTGAAATTAAAAAATATATTCAACGGAGAAATAGTGTTCTGTAAGGATTTAAATAATATTACAGAAGCTAACGGTACTAAATTTATTACCGTATTCAAAGAAGAACATAGTCAAAGGACTTTCTTAGTTAATAAAGAGGCCTTTGAGATTGTAACGGATACACCTTAGGACCGCTAAGTAACGTATCGTGGATAAAACGGTTACAACGATAGGGTAGCGCCAGAGCTCGTAACTGGCAGTCAAAAGTGGAACTCGGTCCTACTGCGACTTAATACTCCGAGGGATAGGTTACGGGACACCTACACAAGAAGTCCCACACCACGCCTTATGGGTGGTAAATTTTAACTCGCTTAATAGGAGAAATAGCATGACAACATTTCATAAATTTTTAGCCAATGACTTAAACCGTATTGCTGAACGAGCAGTTGGTTTTGACCGTATGTTTGATGTATTCGAAAATATGGTTACAGAAAAGTCAACATATCCCCATCACAATATTATTAAAACAGGTCAAGAAACTTATCTTGTAGAATTGGCAGTTGCTGGTTTTTCAGAATCAGATATTTCCATTGAACTTGAAAAGAATGTTCTACACATTCGTGGTGAAAAAGAAGAAACCGAATTCACTCAAGAATTTGAATATCTACATCGTGGTATTGCAACAAGGTCATTTCATAAGACAATTCAATTAGCTGATACGATTGAAGTTGGTGATGCCTCATTAGAACATGGTATTCTTCGTGTGTTCTTGCAGAATATTATTCCTGAAGAAAAGAAACCAAAGAAGATTCCAATCAAATCTTTGGGCAAAAAACAACTCTTGACTGAGTAACCACAATGGTGTGGATGTTTGCCGCATCCACACCTTACCTGTGATATAATAGTTATATTATGAAAATTGCATTGGCTTCAGACCTCCATTTAGAATTTGCAGACATCATGTTGAAAAATACTGATGGTGCTGAAGTGTTGCTTCTTGCTGGTGATATCTGTGTTGCAAAAGATTTGATGGAAGATGGAGCTGCATTTGCGAATAAGTCACAAAGAATTCATGATTTCTTCAAACGTTGTTGCTTTCAGTTTCCTCATGTAATCTATGTTGTGGGTAATCACGAACACTATCACTACGATTTCAAATACACAGTATCACATTTGAAAAAGATGTTGAGTTATTTGCCTAATCTTGTTATTCTAGATACTGAAGCTTTCACATTAGGTGATGTTACGTTTATCGGTGGTACTTTGTGGACTGATATGAACAAAGAAGATTCTTTGACTATGTTCCATGTTAAACGAGCCATGAGTGATTATCATGTGATTGAAAACAGTAATCGTATGGTTCAAAGAAAAGTTCCTTTGTATGAATTGAATCCTGATTATACCGAAGATGGTAAGAATGGTGGAAAGTATAAACTCAATGAAAAAGGTTATGCTATTCTTATTGGTGAAAAAGTAAAAGAAGAACCTTCTAAGTTTGCACCAGAAGATACAGTTGAGTATCACAGAAAGATGCTTGACTATATCAAAATTGTTTCATCAATGTTTAGTGAAAATACACAGAAGTATGTCGTTGTTGGACATCATGCACCATGTAAAGCATCTACGCATCCTCGTTATAAAGAAGATGTGACGATGAATGGAGCATACAGTAGTGATTTGTCTGAGTTCATCTTAGATAGACCACATATTAAATTGTGGGTTCATGGTCATACACATGACCCATTTGATTATATGATTGGTAGTACCAGAGTTGTTTGTAATCCTCGTGGTTATTTTGGCCACGAAAGACAAGCAGATTTATTTGAATTAAAATATATGGAGTTATAATGAAACCAAAAACAAGTGGAACATTCAACCTAAGCAAGTCATCAAAACGTATTCTTGCGACCAAGACTGGACAAGATGCGATTGATTTCAAACGTCAAATGATTGATGCTGAAGTTGCTTATGCTAAGGCTAAATTGGCAAAACCACCAAAAACTAAAGGTGAATAATGAAACCTAAGTTCATACCGATGTATATGTCTATTGCTGAAACTGTTGCGAAACAATCTTCAGCAAAGCGTTTACAAGTAGGCGCTATCATTGTCAAAGAAGATAGAGTTATATCTCTAGGTTACAATGGTATGCCTGCCGGTTGGACTAATGTGTGTGAAGAAGTTATTGAACAACATGAAGATGGTGGGCAACTAACTAGAACCAAAGATGAGGTTATTCATGCAGAGGCAAATGCAATCGCTAAGTTGGCACGAAGCACTGAAGCTGGTGAGGGTTCAGAAATGTTCCTTACTCATGCACCATGTATTCAATGTGCCAAACAAATCTTCACTGCTGGTATAAAAAAGGTATATTATCGCAATACTTACCGTGATACGAGTGGTTTGGATTTTTTAGGTAAGTGTGGAGTTGATATAGAAAAAATTGATAACATCGATTGAAAAATATCATTAGACAAATAAGCGAAATAGTGATAAACTATGAATAAGTAATACTATTAGATTATTACTATTAACTTTAAGGAGAAATTATGAAAACAGTAGGCGATAAATTAGGTTCATTTAATATTACGGGTGTGAAACCTGGTCAAAAAGGTGAGTTCTTTGATATCACAGAAGAATCATTTCCAGGTAAATGGAAAGTAATTGTTTATTATCCAAAAGATTTCACATTCGTATGTCCAACAGAAATCGTTGCGTATGATAAGTTATTTACTGACTTTGAGGACCGTGATGCAGTATTGCTCACAGGTTCAACAGATAATGAGTTCTGTAAAGTGGCTTGGCAATCAGCACATGAAGATTTGAAGAAAATCAAACATATTCAATTTGCTGATACACAGAGAACATCAACCTATGACCAATCAACGGACAGATATGTTGAGGGTTCATTGGTAGAACAGTTAGGTGTATTCTTTAACCCAGCGGGTGCAGCTCTTCGTGCTACATTCATTGTGGATCCTGATAATGTTATTCAACACGTTACAGTAAACAACTTGAATGTTGGTCGTTCACCAGAAGAAACTCTCCGTGTTTTGGATGCATTACAGACAGGTGAGAAATGTGCTTGTAACCGAACAATCGGTGGTGAAACATTATGAGTTGGGTAGATTCCATCAAAGAAGCACTACCTGAATATGCGAAAGATACAAAACTAAATTTAGACTCCGTTATCAATCGCAGTTCAATTCCAGTAGATGAGGCACATGGTATTGCACTTGCAGCCGCCATGTCCTCTGGTAATGGTAAATTGGTTACATTCATCGCATCCGATTTCTTGGATGAAAAAGAGCGTGACGCTGCTATGACCGCTTCTAGTTTGATGACTATGACCAACACTTGGTACCCATTCGTTGAGATGGCAGAGGATCCTAATCTTAGTGGTCTTCCTCCACAATTACGTATGAATGCCATTAGCACTCATGGTGGTACAACTAAAGGTAGATTTGAGGCATATTCACTTGCAGCTTCTATCGTTGGTAAATGCCATTTCTGTGTGAAGGCACATTACGATACATTGAAGAAAGAAGGATATTCAGTAGAACAGTTACGAGATATCGGCAGAATTGCTTCAGTTATCAACAGTGTTGCCAAGGTTTTGAATAGTTAAGAACTATATATTAGTAGGTGGCCAAGATTCTTTCTTGGCCTTTTCAGTAGCGGGATAGCTCAGTCTGGTAGAGCGATGGACTCATAATCCATAGGTCGTTGGTTCGAATCCTTCTCCCGCAACCAACAAAGGATTATTATGAGTATGTCATTGGATGTCGCAGTCTTTCTAAAGGCTTGTGACCAAGAATCTTCCCCCGAAAATGCAGAGTTGTATGCTAAACTAATCAAAGAAGAATTTGAGGAGTTTTGTGTTGCTCGTAGGGAGAATGATGAAGTAGAACAACTAGATGCTTGCATGGACATGATTTGGGTTATACTAGGTTATGCTCACATGAAAGGATATAAAGTTGACGCCGCATGGAATGAAGTTGCTCGTTCCAATCTTGCGAAAATTGATACCGCAACTGGTAAAGTGCATAAACGTGAAGATGGTAAGGTATTAAAACCTGAAGGTTGGAAACCACCAGAACTTGGCGGATATGTTTAGGAGTTATATGAATACGTTTAGATTAGCTAAACAAATTGCTGAAGAGCTTAAGTTGCCACGTGCAGTTAAGTATGATTTGTTTCTACGTGAGTTTGATAATCAAGTGGAAATTGTTGGGTTAGTTGATGACCCTAATTATGACATGAAGGATTTTCAAGGCCGTGAAATGTTATTCCCTAAAAAATGGGTAACTATTGGTGTTGTAGATGCTTCTTATGAGGTGAAAGTATGAGTATTAAATTAATTACATTTAAAACAAACCAAACTGTCATGGCTGAAGTTACTGAAGTTGGTGATACGGTTAAGGCAAAACAAACTGTTCAAGTTGTGGTTCAACCACAAAATGGGCAACCAATGATGGGTTTTGTTCCTTTCTTAGAATATACCGAAGAATTTAAAAACGGTATCGAGTTTAATAAATCGGACATTCTTACCATTAACACACCAGTTAGAGAACTAGAAAACGAATACAATCGTTTATTCGGTAGTGGTATTGAAATTGCCTCTTCTATTCCAAAAATTTGATATAATGATTGAATGACAAAATTCTACACAAACGTTCTTTGTGTTGGTAATAACATTCTTTATAGAGGTGTAAAAGACGGTCGGCGAATTAAGTTGAAAATTGCTTATGAGCCGACTTTGTATTTACCGTCTAAGAAACCAACACAATTCAAATCCCTTCTCGGCGAATATCTTGAGCCTATGAAGTTTGAAAATATCCGTGAGTGCCGTGATTTTAATAAACGGTATGAAGAAGTTGGAAATTTCAAAATTTATGGCAACTCTAATTACCCATATGCCTTTATTGCTGATGAGCATAAAGGTATGGTTGAATGGGACCAAGATTTAATATCTACTGCTGTAATCGATATTGAGGTTGGTTCTGAGAATGGATTCCCTGACCCTTATATCGCACAAGAACCTATCACCGCTATTTGTATCAAATATGTTGGTGGTGAAACTGTTGTCTTTGGTTGTGGTGACTACAATAAACAAGGTGATGAAATCTATATTCAGTGTAAAGATGAAGTTACTTTGATTAAAAAGTTTCTACAAATGTGGCAAGATAGATGTCCTGATATTATTTCTGGTTGGAATATTAAGTTCTTTGATATACCATATATCTACAATCGTACCACTCGTTTGTTGGGTGAAGATGAAGCTAAGAAGTTATCTCCTTGGAACATTGTCAATCAACGTAAAGTGATGGCGATGGGTCGTGAGAATATTGCTTACGAGATGTTGGGTGTTGCAACTTGGGACTATATTGAACTATACAGATGGTATGCGCCAGGTGGTAAATCACAAGAATCATATAAGTTAGATAATATTGCCAACGTAGAAATTGGTGAGAATAAACTATCTTATGATGAGTATGATAACTTACATCAATTGTATCGTTTAAACTATCAAAAGTTTATTGAATATAACATCAAAGACGTTGAATTGATTTTACGACTTGATGAGAAGTTGAAACTATTTGAGTTGGGTTTAACTCTGGCTTATGATACTAAAACTAACTATGAAGATATCTTTGCTCAAACAAGAATGTGGGACTCTCTAATCTATTCTTACCTGATTGAGAAGAACATTGTTGTACCACCAAAAATTATCAGTCAAAAAGATGATAGATTTGAGGGTGCTTATGTTAAAGACCCACAAGTTGGTCGACACGATTGGGTTGCATCATTTGACTTGAACTCATTGTATCCGCATTTGATGATGCAGTATAATATTTCACCTGAAATGATTGTTGAACCTGCCGATTATACGGATGAGATGCGTAAAATCATTCAGCGTGGAGTTTCTGTTGATAAGTTATTAAACAAAGAAGTTGATTTGTCGGGTCTTAATGGTGTCACTCTTACACCAAATGGTCAGTTCTTCCGTACCGAACAACAAGGCTTCTTACCTAAAATGTTACAGGAGATGTATGAGGATAGAAAAGTTTATAAGAAGAAAATGTTGGGGGCAAAAGCTGAGTATGAAAAAGAAACAGACCCAACGAAGAAGTATGAAATCAAGAAACGAATTGCTCGTTACGATAACTTACAGTTAGCAAAGAAAGTTTCTCTGAACTCAGCTTATGGTGCCATGGGCTCACAGTATTTCAGATTCTATGATTTACGACAAGCTCTCGGCGTAACAACTGCTGGTCAATTGTCTATCCGTTGGATTGAAAACAAGTTGAATCAGTTTATGAACAATTTAATAGGAAGTAAGAATGTTGACTATGTTATTGCGAGTGATACTGACAGTATCTATCTACGCCTTGGAGAACTTGTCAGTAAGTTTGGTTACGATAAACTGGACTCTGCAACCAAAACAATCGGAATCATGGATAAGATATGTGAGCAGAAGATTCAACCGTTCATTGATACGAGTTATCAGGAGTTGGCTCAATACGTTAAAGCATTTGAACAAAAGATGCAAATGAAACGAGAAGGTCTTTCAGATAAAGGTATCTGGACTGCCAAGAAGCGTTATATTCTAAACGTGTATAACAACGAAGGTGTTCAGTATGCCGAACCTCAAATGAAAGTAATGGGTTTAGAGATGGTTAAATCATCCACACCTAGTGCTATCCGTGAGAAGATGAAAGAAACTATCTTGTTGATGCTTCGTGGTACAGAAGAAGATGTGCAAAACTTTATTGAGAATTTCCGTAAAGAATTTAAGACATTGCCTCCAGAAGAAATTAGTTTCCCTCGTGGTTTAAATGGCCTTAAAGAATATTCTGATTCTGTAATGTTGTATAAGAAAGGCACACCAATTCATGTTAAAGGTGCTATTCTTTACAATCACTATCTCAAACAGAAAGGTTTGACTAAACAATATCCGTTAATCCAAGAAGGTGAGAAGTTAAAGTTTACATATCTGAAACAGCCAAACCCATTTAAAGACACAGTGATTTCATATCCTGTTCGTTTACCTAAAGAGTTTGGTATACATGATTTTATTGATTATGATATGCAGTTTGATAAGGCATACTTAGAACCAGTTAAAATTATTTTGGGTTGTATTGGATGGAACCACGAGAAAGTAAGTTCTTTGGATGGTTTCTTTGCATAAATAAAAATAGTGGGGTAGTTCCCCACTTTAAAACAATCAACAACATAAAGGAGTTACAATGAGTTTATTAGAAAAAATGAGAAAAGTGGGCTCTATCAAATCGGTAGAACTACTAAGTGAATCAACTTTCTTCAACAAGAAAGAAGTAGTACCAACAGAAGTGCCAATTATCAACATGGCATTATCTGGTGAAATTGATGGTGGTTTGACCTCAGGTCTTACATTCCTTGCTGGACCATCAAAGCATTTCAAATCTCTCCTTGGTTTAATTATGGTAAAGTCCTATATGGACAAGTATAAAGATGCCATCTGTCTATTCTATGATTCAGAATTCGGTATCACACCAGACTATATTAAAACCAACGGCATTGATACAGACCGAGTTTTACATATTCCTATTGAACACTTAGAACAATTAAAGTTTGATATCTCTAAGCGTTTAGAGGCAATTGAACGTGGTGATAAAGTAATTATCTTTATCGATTCAGTGGGTAATTTGGCTTCAAAGAAAGAAGTTGAAGATGCACTTGATGAAAAATCAGTTGCTGATATGTCACGAGCTCGTGTTATGAAATCATTGTGGCGTATCGTTACACCACATTTAACAACAAAAGATATTCCTTGTATCGCAGTTAATCATACTTACCAAACTATGGAAATGTTTAGTAAGTCTGTTATGTCAGGTGGTACAGGCGGTATGTATTCTGCTAATCAAGTATTCATCATCGGTAAAGCACAAGAAAAAGATGGTACTGATTTAGTTGGTTGGAATTTCACAATCAATATTGAGAAGTCCCGTTTTGTCCGTGAAAAATCTAAATTCCCATTCTTGGTAACATTTGAAGGTGGTATTCAGAAATATTCTGGTTTGATGGAGATTGCACTTGAAGGTGGCTTTGTAACTAAACCATCAAATGGTTGGTTTGCCAAAGTTGATAAAGACACAGGTGAAATTGGTGAGAAGAAAAGAATGGCGGACACTTTAAGTGCCGAATTCTGGGATTCTATTTTAAACAATCAGGAATTTAAAGATTATGTTAAAGCAAAATACGCAATCGCTTATGGCAGCCTTATGGGAGAAGATCCTGTTTTGGAAGAAGCCGAAGAATCCGATTCTGAATAAAGACTATCAATTCTATAATTTGCCTGAAAGTGACCTCACGGGTATTCGCCTCTTAACTGGCGATTACCGTGGGGTAATTTATTTGTATGGTCGTGTGGGCATAGAAGAAAAGGGTGTAGTTGCCTCATTACAGTTTGATTATAATGTAATTGATGCCGGCAATCACACTAAAGAAAGCTTGCAATCTGATGATAATTTTGTTACAATCATTGGAGATATATTGAGAGAGTTATTAATTAATGGACAGACTAGAACAATCGATACTGAAGAATCTGATTTACAATGAAGAATATACCCGTAAGGTATTACCATTCATTCAATCAGATTATTTTTCAGATGTAACCGAGAAAAACATTTTCAAAGAAGTCAGTGACTTTGTTAATGAATATAAAACATTACCAACACATGAAGCGTTGGTGATTAATTTCACAGAGAAAAAGAATCTCACCGAAGAGCAAGTCAAGTCTGCGGTAAGACTACTCAAAGAAATTGATGATGCTAAGAATGAGCCAACTGAAACACAATGGCTTGTTGAACATACTGAAAAGTTTTGCCAAGATAAGGCAATCTATAATGCCATTATGGAATCAGTTTCGATACTTGATGACAAGAATGGTAAAAAATCTAAAGGTGAGATTCCTCAACTGTTGGCTGATGCTCTCGGTGTTTCATTTGACAGTAACATTGGCCATGATTATATCAATGATGCTGATTCTCGTTTTGAATTCTACCATCGTAAAGAGAAACGAATTCCGTTTGACCTAGATTTCTTCAACAAGATTACAAAAGGTGGTTTGCCACAGAAAACATTGAACATCGCATTGGCTGGTACTGGTGTTGGTAAATCATTGTTCATGTGTCATTGTGCTGCCTCTTGTATCAGTCAAGGTTTGAATGTTCTCTATATCTCACTTGAAATGGCTGAAGAACGAATCGCTGAACGTATTGATGCGAACACTTTGAATATCACAATGGATGAACTCCATGTTATTCCAAAGGCTGATTATGATAGAAAATTCTCAGCATTGAAGAACAAGGTTCAAGGTAAATTAATTATTAAAGAATACCCAACTGCATCAGCACACGCTGGACATTTCCGTGCTTTGTTGAATGAATTGAATCTTAAAAAGAATTTCAGACCAGATATTATCTTTATTGACTATTTGAATATCTGTTGTTCTAGTCGTATGAAGGCTGGTGGTTCCGTAAACTCTTACACATATATCAAAGCAATTGCTGAAGAACTCCGTGGCCTTGCTGTTGAGTTTAGTGTGCCAATCGTATCTGCAACACAGACAACGAGAAGTGGTTATTCTAATTCTGATGTAGGTTTGGAAGATACAAGTGAATCGTTTGGTCTACCTGCAACTGCTGACTTTATGTTTGCTTTGATTTCTACTGAAGAACTACAACAACTTAATCAGATTATGGTTAAACAGTTGAAGAATCGTTATGGTGACCCTAACTTTAATAAGAAGTTTGTGATTGGTGTTGATAGAGCCAAGATGAGGCTGTATGATGCTGAGGCTTCAGCACAAGTTGACATCTCTGATTCTGGCCAAGATATACCTGATGTGCCATTGAATACATTTGGTAACCGTGAAAGTAAGTTTAATAAATTTGGCGGTCTCAAAGTATGAGATATAAAAAACAATATCAACGTATGTGGAGTTTGGCTCACAAACTTTTTGGTAGTAAAACACCACGTCAGGTTACATATTGGGCTCGTAAGATGATTGATAATCCAAAAGTAAAGGTCAAAGTTTTTAGAACAGATGATTGTTATTCTGGCCTTACGATTGGTGGTCATTATGAACCTGATGGTCGTGAGAAAGATATTGAATTGAATATACATTTTAATTATGATTGTGAAGAAGTATTCTTTGACCATGTTTCAATAGAAGTATTCATTATGGAACTATTCACAACATATGTCCATGAAAGACGGCATCGTTATCAATATCGTAGTCGAGGTAATGTTTATGGTCCAGTTTATCGTTGTCGTAATGAAATAAAAAGCAAAGAAGAATATCGTGAGTTGAATTATTATGGTGACCCCGATGAGATTGATGCTTATGCTCTTGAAGCAGCGATAGAAAATAAACTAAGAAATACAGACTTTGTTGTGGCTAAATATCGTGAACTGTTTGCGGAATTAGATACAAAAGTATATAACAGATTTTTAAAGAAACGATATAAATTTTTGAATAGAATTACATTATGAAATTAAATAGAGAACAGGCAAATTATGTTGCTCAGAAGTTTGAAGATTACTTTGGTAACTTTGAACGAATTGACCAATATATGCGAGAGCAAAAACTAAATTCTCTTGCTGAATTGCCATTTACTTTGCCTGGTTGTGGACCTGAAGAAGATTTATTTTCAGATTTCAATATGCATCCTAATGATATGGACTTTGAATTGGTTGAGTTGGATGCACCAAGATGGCAAAGATACCTCGATATTATTTCATCACACAACAACCTATCTTCACCTGGTCGTAACATTCGTTTGGCTGTAAGAGAGAAGAATTCAGGCAAGTGGGTAGGATTTATCAGGATTGGTTCTCCAACGATTATGATGAAGCCTCGTAACGAGATGCTCGGTTGTGTAATTACAAACGAAACGGCAACGACCAAATCGTTCAATAAAGCGGCTGCGATGGGCTTTGTAATCGTGCCATCACAACCATTTGGGTATAATTACCTTGGCGGTAAACTACTTGCGGCAATCTGTTGTTCACACGAAGTTCGTAAAAAATTGGATGACAAGTATGATATGAATATGTGTTTGTTTGAAACCACATCATTGTATGGTTCATCTAAATCTGTATCTCAATATGATGGTATGAAACCATTTATTCGTTTTGGTGGTATCACTGAGTCAGATTTTCTTCCTATGATGCATGGCAAACCATATGATGATTTGAAGAATTATGTTGAAGAAATACATGGCGGTGCATTTGTTCCAGAAGATGCCAGTTCCCGTAAGTTGAAGATTAGTAATACTATTATTTCAATGACTAAGGCTGCATTGAAACCTTACAAAGAAGATTATGATAAGTTCATGTCGACCATCGAGAAAGCCAAAGGTTTGACTGAAAGAAAACGATACTATTACTGTAACTATGGTATTGATAATTATAAGGATATTGTTCTTGGAAAAGATGTTGATTATGTTCTTGGAGAAAACTATGAGAAACATAATCTAGACAATATTATCACCTGGTGGAAAAATAAAGCATCTAATCGTTATGACACTTTAAAACAAGAGAATCGTCTAAGAACAGAAATAGAGGTCTGGACTAGCGGCAAACCTATTGACATTATAAGGTAATTGTGTTAGGATAAATACTTGATAAATTAAATTAGGTATTGAAAATGAAAATCCCAACGAAAGTTAATGTAGATACGGAACAGAAACAGTCTGGTGCAGGTGCAGAAGTAACAGCTCTTGCTGAATCATTACAAGCTTATGCGTGTGCAACTAGACAATTTCTTGGTAAAGACTTAACTGATGTGTCACAGATTACTGCAAAAACTATTGGTGATGCTGATTGTGATAGAACACTTGCGGCTTGTATGAAAGGTTTAGATGAGAAGTGGTTCTCTAGTGTTGTTAGAACCGCAAATCAAATCTTTGTTGATGTGCCTGGTGCAAATAAAGGTCAAAACTTTAAGTTCTATCGTGGTGGTAAATTTGTTGATTCTATCTATGATGAATGGCGTAGAATGAAATCTGGCAGTGGAATCTCTGGTGATGATAAGTGGAATCCTGCTGATATTTGGATGGTTAGAAAAGGATTTACTTTGAAAACTGGTTGGCCAACATTGAGAGATTACAACCGATACATTTATGATAATTTTGCCAATACTAAATTAATTGGTATCTCTTTGAAAAAATTGGCTGAATCTGGTGGTGCAACCTCTAAGATTTTCAATAATGGTAAACCTCTTATTGCACAGTTTACTGGTGTAAAACTTGGCCAAAACATGAGAGATTCGAAAGATATTTACATTCAATACAAATCTGAAGGTAAAGATGGTGAAGTTCAGTTGCGTAATTTCTCCAGTAGGCCGCAACCATCATCTTGGCAAGGAGAAATTAAAGGTAAGACTGCCGCTGGTGGTAAAATTGGTGGTGGTGTTATCATGGCTGGTGCCAAAGAAGCTGGTGTTTCTAAAAATAAATTGATTGAACCAAATGAAACACCAATCGATAAACCATCAGAACAAGATTTTAAATTATTTGCGACAGCATTTAAAGAATTATCAGGAACTAGAGAAACTATTCCTAATTTGATAATTCAAGCTAAAGCAGGACAGAGAGCTGATAAAACATGGTGGATGTCAAAGTTCATCGGAGTTATGTTTGTTTATACAATTATTAAAGAAAAGAAAGCTGACGATGTTTGTAAATACATTTACGAATATGCATCTTCAGCAACCAAAAACAGTAGTATTTTCATAAAGTATAGTTAATATGAAATTTAAAGATTTTATAACCGAAGCAACAAAAGAAGGTAAGAATGTTCACCTTGAACATATTGAAGATGAGGTGTTGAATCGTGGAGTTACTGGTGCTCGTGATGCCATTAACTTTCTTCGTTCACTCAGAGATATGTTAGCTGGACATTCCGAGTCCAATGTCAATCTCACCACAAAGTGGGATGGAGCACCTGCTATTTTCTGTGGTACAAATCCAGAAAATGGTAAGTTCTTTGTTGGTACTAAAGGTGTATTCAATGCTAATCCAAAATTGAATTACACAGAAGATGATATTGATAACAACCACCCAAATCCTGGTCTTAATGAAAAATTAAAAGTTGCATTGAGATATTTACCTAAGTTAGGTATTAAAGGAGTTTTACAAGGTGACATGATGTTCACTAAGGGTGATATTGACAAACAGGTGATTGATGGAACTTCATATATTACTTTTCAACCTAATACTATCGTTTATGCAGTACCTTCTGGCAGTAAATTGGCTAGTGCCATGCTTGCTGCACAACTTGGGGTTGTTTTCCATACTTCATACACCGGCAAAACAATGGCAGACATGAAGGCATCATTCAATATTGATATTAATCACCTAACCAACACGAAAGATGTTTGGTTCCGTGATGCATACTTTGTTGATGCTTCTGGTACAGCAACATTCACTGAAGAAGAAACTAAAGAGATTACTGGTATTTTGTCTGACGCTGGTAGATTGTTTCAAACAATTAACCCAATGACATTAAATAGAATTGCAGCCTCTGATGTTTTACTGGCATACATTAAAACATTTAATAATACCAAAGTTCGTGCTGGTGAACACATTAAAGATACAAAGTTACATACAGTTCAACTGATTAAATATATTGAAGATAAATTAAATAAAGAAATTCTTGCCGCTAAGAAAGCAGAAACAAAATCTAAGCGTGAGAAAGAAAAGAATGAAGTGATGCGATTCTTCCGTGGTAATGCTGGAGAATTGAAGAAGATATTTGATTTACAAAATGATATCGTAGATTCAAAGAACATGATTATCAAAAAGTTACAACAGATTCGTCAAGTAACTGGTTCATTCTTAAAGACAGAAGATGGTTTCAAAGTTACAAATCCAGAGGGTTTTGTGGCAGTAGATAAATTAAAAGGTAACGCAGTTAAATTGGTAGACAGACTTGAATTCAGTCTTGCCAATTTCACAGCACAAAAGAATTGGGACAAATAATGGCCGAAATTAAATACGACTTAAATGCAATTATTGCCGAATATGGTGATGATGATTTTGGATTCTCTGCTGTCGATGAGGAAGAGTTTAATGCCGTCATCGCAGAGAAAGAAGAAACTGCTGAAGAATATAAACAAAGGTTACAACAAGTAGAAAAGATTATTCTTCCGTTCTTAACTAAACTATTACAGACTGCTGACCAACCAATCATTAAATGGCCTAATCGCAAACCTGTATTAGAAGCACAGATTCAAAAGATTTTAAATTTGACGAGGGGTTAATGAAAGCAGGTAAACTTGTAAAATTAATTAAAGAATCTAAGAATATCAAACCTGATATTTTACCTAAATCTGGTGCAGGCGCTTGGGGCACCGATGAATTAGTAAAGACTTATATGAACGATACACCAGGTCAGGTAATAAAGTTTAAGGACTTTAAGAAACGAACTAAATAATTTAATAACTGAGGATATATTATGAAAGATTTGATTATAGGATGTAGTACCAATTATGATTGGTCCAAAATTAAATATTGGGTCAACTCAATCAATAAATCAGGATTTAAAGGTGATAAAGTCCTGATTTTCATGTCTGTCGATAAAGACACACTTCAAAAAGTAAATGATGCTGGTTTCACAGCCATCGTTATATCTCAACCTGACGAGTTTGGTAATTACAAATATGAAAGTAGATTACCTGTTCACGTTGAGAGATTCTTTCACATTTATAATTTCCTAAGAGAAAATCGGTATCGTTATGTTATTACTACCGATGTTAAAGATGTAATCTTCCAACAAGACCCAATTAAATATATTGAAGAAAATATTGGTGATAAAAAACTAATGTTTGCCTCTGAGAGCCTTCTGTATAAAGATGAACCTTGGGGTAATCAAAATTTAATTGAAACATTTGGTCCTTACTTCCATAGTATCTTTAAAAATAATTTGATTTTTAATGTGGGTGTTTTGGCAGGTCGTGGTGACGATATGCGTGACTTGGCTTGTATGATATTCAATATGTCTATCAATCGACCTATTCCAATTGTGGACCAATCCACATTCAACTTTATGATTAGTATGGCACCATATCTCTATACAAGTCTTTACCTAAAATCTGAAGATGCTTGGGCTTGCCAATTAGGTACAACTGCCGACCCATCTAAGATTGAACAATTCAAATCATTACTTGAAGAACCATCACCTAGATTTGCTAACGGCAAAGTTGTAACTTCTTTAGGAAAAGAGTTTACAATTGTTCACCAATATGATAGAGTACCAGAATGGCGTCAATTTATTGAGAAAGAATATGAGTAAGATATTATATGTGGTGCATCGTTATGCACCATTTCCTGGTGGTTCTGAAAACTATGTCAGAGATATGGCTGAAGAAACATTAAGTCGTGGACATGAAGTTGCTGTATTTACTGGTGAACATAAAGGTGATTGGAATGGAGTTAGAGTTTCTTCTGACCCACAAATTCTATTACAGAATTGGGATTTAATTGTTGTTCATGGTGGTGATGTTGCGTTACAGAATTTTGTATTGGCAAATTCAGGTAGATTACAATCACCAATTCTTTTCATGTTGATTATTCCATCTGAAAGTGATATTTACAAACACGCTTTACAACATTGTAAGTATATTGGTTGTTCTACAAAAGAAGATTGGTTCTATGCACACCAACAAGGCATCATGCAGAAGGCTAGACAGATTACGCATGGTATCGACCCAAAGATTTCTATTGGTAAATCTGGATTTAGAGAGAAGTATGGTATCAAAACTGAATTGATGTTCTTATCATGTGGTGGTTACTGGCATAATAAGAGGATGCAAGAATTGGTTCATCTGTTCAACCAAGTTGGACGTTATGATATCACATTAGTCACAACAGGTTATGATAATCGTTTTGGTATTAAACCACAAGATTCTGAGTATGTTAAGAATTTAATGATTGATGACCGTGATGATGTGATGTCAGCACTACACGAAGCTGATTTGTATA